AAAGTATAAGCTTAAGTATATTTTATTAAATGCAAGTATTTCATCTAAACCATCTATAATATTTTGTTGAAATGGTCTGATGACGATGTTATCCATAAGTATAGAAGCAGTTCTAAGTTCTTCTGCATTGTTTCCAAATCCTGTGTTGTCTTTTATACCTAATAATATAGGAGAAACAATACCATGACCAAGCATTATTTTTTCTCTGCTTTCGTCAGCCAAGAACTGATACTGTGCATGAGCATCTGGCAAGTGAATAGGTTGTAAATCTGCTTGAGTCTCTGTAGACTCATTAAAAGTAAGTATGAATTTACCTGCATTTGAAGAGCCACTAAACTTATCATATATTTTATGTTCAATAAGCTCTTGAGTTTCTTCATTAGGTACTCCATTGTTAAAGTTTATTAATAAAGAAGGTTGTAATCCGTTCTTTATATTGTTTATATGATAATTACTTACTTCTTCTTCTAATTCTGCATATTGTAAGCAAGATTGATAATCTACTGGAGAATAATAATAAAATCCTGACCTATAAGGCTTAAATACATATATTTCTATAACCTCTTTTTTAGAACCATTACCAAAAGAAGGTATTCTTTTAGGTTTGTCACTAGGACTCATTTCAGACCACTTAGGGTGATAGTAATAAGCCTCTATTTGACCTTTTTTAGCTTTCTCTGCTCTAAGGGTCTCCATAGGAAAGTGTAGCACCTTCACAATGGCTGTTTTACGATTGTTATAGACCACTTGAACGGCAGATTGACCTAACATCTTATAATCGTTTACAACACGCCTTAAATCCTTTTGTTTTAAAAGCATTTTCATCTTGGCATACATCTCAGGTTTTATTTCACTATCTGTAGCCTCTAGCCCTCTACCATAAATCATATCTACAATACCATTTATACATCTTGCATTTGTAGGACTTCCTAAGTATTTATCTATAAGCTCATCAAAATAATCATTGTTATCTCCGTATTGAACCCAATCCTTTCCGTAGACTTCTTTTATTTCTGGTATTTCATAACCAGATAAATTGACTACTCTAATATTTTTATTTTTCATATTATATTACTATATATTCGTCTTCAGAACCAGCATCATATTCTGTATACTTGTTTGTGTTTAGTGTATGTATAATTTCGTCATTTAATTGTGATGTTACATATACTTTGTCTCTATACCATAAATCTCCATCTCTAGTTAATTCTATGTAATAAGAGTTTTCATCTTTAAGAATAGTAGGTATAAAAGTTACAATAGTATAATTCTGTGTTTCTATACTACTTATCGTTGTTAATGTTTCACTAATGTTTGTGCCATCTTCTGTTATGGTCATAGATATATCTCCTTCAGAAATATTTCTTGGAACTATAGAAATAGATTTTTGAGTGCCACCAGATGTTAGTCTTATCATAATAAGATAACTGAAAAGTGTTGATTTTGTTTTATATAGAAAAAGCCCTAATTAAAGGGCTTTATATCTATTATGTTTAAGAGTATACTATGTTTAAGAGTTTACAACAGTAAATCCAACAGTAGTAGGGTCAGACTCCATAAAGTTAGCTGGAGCTTTTTCCATTCCTGTTAAAGTTAAAGTGTAACCACTTAAGTCTCCCATAGCACCACCTGTTACGATAGTACCACCAGAAACGTCCATACCATGCTCAATACCTGATAAGAAATAATTTCCATTATTGTCTTTTATTATAACGTGAGGTCTGTTAAAAGATAATAACTTTAATTCTTTGTGGTCAGCAATAGTTAATTTGTGTAAAGTAAGTTCAAGAACTTGTTCAAAAGCAGTAGTTCCATTTTCTCTACTTGCTTGGATGTTTTGAGTGAAAGAAGAAGTTCCTTTAATGTCATATTCGTATGCAGATGGAGTTCCAGTGATTGACTCTATGGCATCTGTATTAGTAGTGTCAAACGTAATGTTTGAATACAGTGAACTGTCATAATTGACGAAGTAAACTTTATCTAACCCACCAACGCTGTCTTTACAAGGTTCTGTTCTATATAGTGTTAAATTACAAGACATATTATTAGTTTTTTAAAAGTTAGTATTAAAAGGGTGAGTGGTTAAACCCACCCTTTATTTAATTATTATTAAGCGTTTACTCTGTATACGATGTCTCCTCCGATTCCGTATTGTACTCCACTTGTAAACCTCATGATTACTCTTACATTTTGAGAACCATCTAAGTCACCCATATCGATAACTTTTACTTCGTTGTGGTCAGATAAAAGACCTGTTCCAAAGTATAGGTTAGATTTTTCAGCAGCAACAGCAGTGTCATCAGCTAATCCATTAGCAACAAATAGTTTTACACCATCAAAGCTTAATGAGCCATTGTTCCACCATTGAGTTCCTTGAGAGTTTGTACCAGCAGCACCTAATCCAGAAGCTCCAAATCCACCTAAGCTTCTTACATAAGCTCTAGCGATGTTTTGAGATACATATACATACATATCTTCTTGTCCGTATAAAGAAGAAGGAATTGCATCTACGATAGAACCTAATTCAGCGATTACGTTAGCAGAAGTAATTGCAGAGCCAGTTACATCTATAACATCAGAATCAGCAGCTAATAAAGTAGAGAATCCATCAAATTCACCTGCGTTAGCGTTAACTCCACTCCAAATGTTTTGCTCAGTCTTCTCAGCAACTTTAGCAGCAACATGAGAGATTAAGAAATCACTAAATTTTGGAGGTAATTTGTCAAATGAAGAATATCCCATTTGTACAGCTTCCCAGTCAGAACGAAAGTCTTTTTTACATAGTTCAATATTAACTTGGAATTCTTCTGGTTGAAGGATTCTTTCAGTTAATGTTACTGAACCTGTGTCAGCAAAATCACATGAAGCATTAGCAATAAGTCCAATTGTAGCGACCTTTTTGATTACTTCCTTAAATTTCACGTTAGGTTTTACTGAAATTCCACCATTTTCTATAGTAGAACCAGATAATAATGCAGCAGAGATATACTTTCCAGCAAACTCTCCAGCATAAGTACTTGTAATTGAAGTTGTAGTAGCCATTTTTAATTATTTTAGTTTGGTTTTATTATGATATTTTGTTTAATACTCTGTCCATTATTGTTTGTGGTCTGTTTTGACCATATAAATGAACATTGCTTTTCTCTATGTTAGATTCAGGTGAATGAGAAATAGGCTCTACTTCTGATTCCTGAGAAGATAATTCTACTTCTTTTTCTTCTGAATTTAACTCTTCTGGAACTTCAGGAGACTTTTCGTCACTCATTGATTCCATTAATTGGTCGTACATTGCTTTTACTTCAGCAATAGCTTTAGAAAGTTCTTCTTTAGTAGCATATAACTTTTCTTCTTCAACTTCCTCTACAGGAACTTCTTCAGAAACTTCATCTTTTACTTCTTCGATAACTTCTTCAGCTAATTGTACATCTTCTTGTACTTCTATCTCTTCGACTTTTTCTTCAGTCTCAGATAGTAAGATTTTCTTAAATTTGTCTACGATGTCGGTAGCTTTCATATATTATTGATTTAAATTAACAGTATAACTTGATAACCTCAAGCTTTTATTTTTGTTGTATTTTTAGTTAGCTGCTGTACAAGCATCACAGTCATCATACAGTGTAGCTGATTCTATATGGTGTTCTCCACTGGCAGCGACATTAAGTACAGTATAACAATTACTATGACCTGAGTCTTCAAACTCTAAATAATAAACATTACCTACAACTAATTGTGTATTGTGTAAATGTATTTCTTTGTGCATTGAATGACCACATCTTTGTACCCTATAATAATACTCATCTCCAACAGTAGATTCTCCAGTTATATTACCTATACCTTGAGCTTGTAAAGAACCATCACAACATTTCGTTGAATACGTTCCATCTTTACACAAACATCCTCTTCTTGATGAACGAGGACTTGTTCTGCTTGGTGTCTTTTTATATTTTCTTCTCATTATTTCTTTTTAACACAGTTAGGTCTTCTCTTACCGTTTATCATTTGATAACCTTTTTGCTCATAACCATCCCAGCAAGGACTCTTAGTAGTTGCTCCAGCTTCTACTGAATGTGATTCACAAGGCATATACCAAATTTTACCTTCATACTCATGCTCGTGAAATCCTTCACACCCTATATTCTTTGCTATTTCTAATGCTTTTTCTTTAGAAGAGTAAGCTAATCTTTCGTCTAAAATAGCATAGTCTTCATTAATTTTCATTGATGCTAATTCTAAAGAAGTTATAGGTTCTATATCTCTATCTATTTCTTTTATTTTATCAGTAGCCCAATTAATACCTGCATCTCCACCCCAAGCATCCCAGAGTAGTTTCCCACAGCCTTTCTCATAAGAAACATTCTTGTCTCTTCTAAATCTAACATAAGAAGCCATTTGAGATATTAAACATCTTGATATAGGTTCCCTTTTAGCTAACATTTGTGCAAACTGCCAACCAGCTTTTGTTCCACACTGTATCTTATTTTCTACTTTGTATTTTAAAGCTCTTAAAGCATTTTGATGTGCTTTTTCTGGATAATCACCAAATTTATCTTCAGATAAAGTTAATTTGTTGCAGTCTAAAGAATCTTGCATTTGTAATTCTAATTCATCTATTTCAGACATTTTCTTTTTATCTATCTGTTTTAATTTAGATATAGCCCAGTTGACACCAGCACTGCCTCCCCAAGCATCCCACATAATACCACCACATCCTTCAGAATACGGAACATCTTTGTGTTGTTGATGTCTTTTAAAGCTAGCCATTCTTGCAATAGTTGACCTTGTTAAATTGGATTTTGAAGCGATTTGTGATGCTCTTCTCCAGCCTACAGAAGTTCCACAAGAACTGCCATTTTCTTTTTTATACTTTAAAGCTCTCTTTGCATTGTTTACTGCACCTTGAGGATAGTCGTTATAAGATTCTAATTCTATTTCTTGTGAATCTAAGAACGCTTCTTCTATTTCATATAACTTAGATAAAGCTTCCATTTCATCAAAATCCTCTTCTACACTTTCTCTTGGTCTATCGTCTAATTTATCAGCAAAGAAACCTTCTATAGAGAAGCCTTTCACTTTGCCTTCTTTTACAAAGTTGTTCCATACTTCATCATTATTTACTTTTACAGAAACCATCCAAGTTCCTATTGGTAAACTAAATCCATATTTTCTTGATTTGTCTTTTTTCTTATCTTCTATAATCCAAGATTCAACAACAGACAACCCATTGAGTTTAACGTCATGTTCTAAGGTCGAATTGTTTTGTTTTCCTCTTGACAGAAATAACTCAGAAGCTTTTCTTACTGTATCTTCGCTAAAAAATATATTATATTCTTGCTCACCATTATTTCTATATATCTTTTTATTAGGAATTAAAGCAGCACCCATAAGTATCTTTTTTTCTTTATCTACTTCAGCTAACTTTACTTCTTGTTTTTTTAGTGCAATAAAATCTTCTTCTATTGCTGGATTCTCTACAACGCTTATAGCTTCTATTCCACTAAACTCGTTTTCTTCGTCTATGTATAATTCAATAGTTTTCATAATATGGTAACTTTTATATTTATGTTTTGTTTTATTTATCCTATTGCAGATTCTGTAAGTGTTTTTCTATCTAGCTCTTGAGCAGACGTAACATCTCCACTAACAACGTAAGCCCTAAAAGGTCTGTCTTGAGAAGATGTAACTGCTTGTGCAACTTGACTAGCTCCACCTGCACCTACTACATTGAAATCTGGAGCAGAAACAGACATACTAGCTCCTGCACCACCTCCACTTCCTCCTGCTGCTGCTGGAAGCTTAGTAGACATTATCTCTCTCACTTGTTGCATACCAAAGACACCAGTAGCAACTGCCTGTGCAATATTCCAAGGACCATAAGGTTCTGCTCCTAATGCAGCAGTAACAGCTTCTTTAGTATTCATTATAGCCATAGCAACTGCAACTGCTTTACCTACAGCAGAACCTTCTCCAGCAATACCAATTATAGCTTGACCTACTTGATTAGCTATCGCAAGTTTTGTTTTTTCTTCTTTCTCTTTGAACTTAGTCTTTTGTCTTTCGTATTCGTTGATTTCATTCGTTTGTTTTTCTTCTAAATCAACATAACTTTTATTAGCTAATTTTCTCGCTTCTATTTCTTCATCTATTTGGTCAAGTTTATTCTTGTGTCTTTCATCATTTAAATCCCTTTCAATTTGAATCCTGTCCATTTCATTTGTTGCCATTTTAGCATTAAAAGACAACACAGCCTCTGCTTCTTTATCCATAAAGTTAGCTTGACGTAATCTGGCTTTTTGCAAATCATTTATTCTTTCTATATCAATAAGTTGGTTTGTCTCTTTCATTTTTTGCAACTTAAATAAAGACAATGATTCTTGAGCTTTTTTAATTGCTTCATCAGCTTTCTTTTCAGCCTTAAGTCTATC